ATACGCTCAAGGCCGACCTGACGACGCGCGCGCCGGCGCTTGCGCCGGTGCTGGCACTCGAATCCGAGCCGTTGGTCAAGCTGCTTGAGGTGGCGGCCTGGCGCGAGATGGAGTTGCGTGCGCGCGTGAATGCAGCCATGCGCGCTCAGCTTTTGGCCTTTGCTAACGGCAGCGACCTGGACCATCTTGGTGCTTTCTATGGCGTGGAGCGTCTGTCGGGCGAAACTGACGATGGCCTGCGCCAGCGCATCCAGGCGCGCATTGCTGGCTGGGCCAATGCTGGTGGCGCTGCGCACTATCGCTATTGGGCGCTGTCGGCGGACGCACGGGTGCAGGATGCGGGCGTGGTCTCGCCCGCCCCGGGCGTGGTGCGCGTCACGGTGCTGGTGCGCGACGGTGCGCCCAAGCAGGAGGTTATCGCAGCGGTCCGGGCCCAAGTGTTGCGCGACGATGTGCGCGTGCTCACCGATACCGTCGAGGTGGTCGATGCGCAGATGCTACAGGTGACGGTGCGAGCGCGTATCTGGCTGCTGCCGGGGGCGCTGCCGTCCCTGGTCGATGAGATCGCCGCGCGGCTTGCCCAGACAGTACGCAGCCGCACCCGTCTCGGCTGGGACATGACGCGCAGCTGGCTTATCGCCGAGCTGCACTGGCCGCAGGTGCACCATGTGGAACTCGATGCGCCTTTGCAGGATGTGCGCTGTGCGCCGCATCAAGCGGTCCAGCTCACCGGCGTGACGCTGCAGATGATGGGGTATGACCAATGAGGGCTCATCTGCTTCCTCGCAACGCTACCCCTATCGAGCAGGCGATCTCGTTGGCCATCGATCCGTTTGATCGTCTGGCAGCGCCCATCGAATACCTATCGCGCGTCAAGATAGACGCCCCGGATGTCATACTGCCTTGGCTGATCTGGGAATACGACCTGGGCGAACTCTTGCCGTACTTGCACGATCCGCGACAAGCGATTCGAGAGGGTCTGCGCTGGCAGCGGCTGCGCGGCACGCCCGCGGCGCTCACTATGGCGCTCTCTTGGATCGGCATGACCGCAGCGGTCGAGGAGGAGGAGCCGACGCCTGCGCACTGGGCCGAGTTCCAGCTCGATCCTGGCCGGGTGTTGCTGGACGCTGAAATCGATCCGATTCTGGCCGTGGCGCGTCTGTCGGCCCCCGCACGCTCGCGGCTGGCGCGCATTTATCACGGGTACGACCGTCGCCACCTGCGGCTCGACAGGAACCGGCTCGATGACGCGCTGCTGTCGGACTACAGCGGCAGCGTCTGGACGGATGGCGTGACGCGCCTGTCCTTTGGTCGGCGCTTTGATGCTGCCGTTGGCGTGGATCCCGATGTATGGATGGTGCGACTGGCGACCCACCTGTTTTATGCCCACTACGCCGACCATTGTCGGCTCGATGTCATGGCGCTCTCTGGCTGCGTGCCGCTGCCCAATCCGCGCTTCGAGCACGGGCACCTATACGAGCTCGTGCAGCGCAACGCGCTCAACGAGCGCTCACCGATTGCGCCGGTGCGCAAGTACTGCAAAGCGCAGGTGGTGCCGTCCGAGCAGTGGGCGCTTGGGGATACCAACGCTTGCCTGCCTGCGCGCGAGTGGGTGCCGGGCGATCCCTTCCTGCTAGGCAACGGGCTGCTGTCGCAGGTGACTGGTGGCTACTGGCGCGAGATTCTGGAGCGTTTTGAACGCATCAGTCGCGCTGAGACGCTAGGCAATGAGGTCGTCTGGTACAGCACGACGAGCCATTGGCGAAGCGGCGATGTCTTCGCCCGCCGCGTGCTGCGCTTGGGAGACGGGCAGCTTGATGAGCGCGACTTCTTTGACATCTTTGGCGCCGAGCGCACCGCCACCGATGTGGTGGTGCGGCCAGAGACCGTCTTTGCCCTGCGTCCGCAGCGACGCTTTGCCAAAGCCCAGATCGTGCTGTCTGATCAATGGGCGCTGGGCAGCACCAACGCCTGCACCCCGCCGCGCGAGTGGATCGATGGCGAGACGCTTGTCTTAAGCGAGGACGCGGTTTCCAACACTCCGGGCGGCTACTACGCTCCGATCCTGGAGCGCTTCGATCGCCTCATCTCCACGCCCGACCCCATTGTCGTGACCATAGACGGCGTGGTAGCAGCGCACGAGGCGGGGCGCGGCCTTTCGGCACCTGTCCCGCTGAGTACGCCGGATGTCGACTACAGCGCCGAGCAGACCAGCACGATCACCGGCCGCTATAGTGGCCAGCGCTGGGCCGGGCCTTGGGCCGGTGTGGCCTGGAGCGCTGCCAATACCCTGATCATAAACCAACATACCGAGGAGTCTTAGAATGGCTGTTTTGACCCACTCTGGCCGTGCCGCGCTTGCTGCCGCCGTCAAGGCGCAAACGCTTTTTATGGCGGTTGGGCGCGGCAACCCCGCTTGGGGCGATACCCCTCCACCGGAATCTGTCACCGCCACAGCGCTCACGGACGAGGTGCTGCGCCGCCGCGTGACCGAGGTGTATTTTGTTACGCCCGATCCGAACGGCGAAGTGTCGCTGGCCACCGGCCGCTACCGCATCAGCACCACCCCGACGCAGCACCTTTTTGTGCGCTGCAAGTTCGACTTTCAGGATGCCGCGGGGGTGGTGCTACGCGAGCAAGCGATCTTCGTCGGCACGCAGACCGATCCGAACTTGCCCCCGGGGCAGATGGTTTTTACCCCGGATCAGGTGATCGACCCTGGCGTGTTGCTCTTGATCGAGCACTCGCCCCCAATTTACCGCCAGGCCTCCACGCGCGAGACCTTCGAGTTCGTCATCACTTTCTAAAGGAGCCCCAAGATGCTAGAGCGATACTACAACCGGTTCGACCCGACAAAGCGCTGGAGCGAGCTGCTCTTTCGCGCAGGCGATGGCTTGCAATCTGCGGAGCTCAACGAGATACAGGCCGTCCTCAAGCACCGCCTACGCTCGGTCGCCTCCGCCGTGCTGAAAGACGGCGACATCGTGGCGGGCGGCGAGATCGTCGTCAATCCTGACACCGGGGCGGTGACCTGCGCCACCGCGCGCGTTTATCTTGCCGGTGCGGTGCATGAGGTGCCGCAAGCACAGTTCACCATCCCCGTGACCGGCCGCGTGACCTTGGGCGTGCGGCTCAGAAGCACCGTCATCACCGAGGTCGACGATGCCAGCTTGCGCGACCCGGCTGTAGGTACGCGCAACTACCAGGAGCCAGGCGCGGGCCGCCTGGTCGAGACTGCAGCTTGGGGCTTTGTTGCCGACAATGCGTCAGACGGCGGCCAGGGAGAGTTTTACCCGATCACCACCGTGATCGATGGCGTGCTGCAAAACCGCGATCGCCCACCGGCCTTCGATGGCGTCACGCAGGTCATCGCCCGCTACGACTTCGAGGCCAACGGTCACTACATCGTCTCTGGCTTTGGCGTATCGTTCCTAGGAAGAAACAATGACGGGAAACTAATCTTCCAGGTCAAGGCAGGGGTTGCCAACGTTTTGGGCTACAAGGTTGAGCGTGCGCATGACGAGCGGCTGCTCATGGATTTTGACCCGGACATCCGGCGCGTGCTCGCCGAGCCGACCGTCTTTGCCCCCGACGCGCAAGGCAAGATGCGCATCAACCTGAACTACCATCCGCTACATCAGGTGGTGCGGGTGCAAGGCACGCGGCGCAAGACGGCCAACATCACGCACGGGGTGTTCTCCGGTGCCGCGGATACGCTGCCCGATCCTGCCGTGGTGCAGGTGCTCGAAGTTAAACAAGGCTCGACCGTCTATCAGGCGGGGACCGACTACACGGTCGCGGGCAACGTCATCAACTGGGCCCCCGCTGGGTCTGAGCCTGCGCCAGGATCGAGCTACACTGTCACCTACGACTATATCGACCAGGTGACACCGACGGCGATCGACGAGACCGGCTTTACCGTCGAGGGGCTGGTCTCCGGAACGCTTGTGCAGGTGGATTACGACTGGCGCATGCCGCGGATCGATGCGCTTGTCATCGACCGGCAGGGGATGATCCAGCGCATCAAGGGCGTGTCGGTGGAGCGCAACCCAACGCCGCCCACAGTGCCGATGGAACTCTTGCGCCTGTGCGATTTGAGCCTGACTTGGACGGCCGATGCTCCGGTACGGGTCATCGCCTCTGGCGTGCGCGCGGTGCCCACGGCAGAGATCGAAGCGATGCGCGCCGACATCGTGCGGCTCTTCGAACTGGTGGCGCGTGACCGGCTGACCGCCGACATCAGCCTCCGCGAACCGGCAGCAAAAAAGGGCGTTTTTGCCGACACATTCCGCGACGATACCCAGCGCGACATGGGTATCGAGCAGAACGCAGTGGCCGTGTTGGGCACGCTCATGGCCCCGATCGCTGCCACCGTCCTTGGGCCGTACCTGCCGCAGCCAGCAACGCTCAACCATACCTACCGCACGGTGCTGGAGCAGACGGCACGCACGGGCAGCATGAAGGTCAATCCTTACGCGGCGGTGTTGCCGATGCCGGCGCGGGTGACGCTGACGCCATCGAGCGACTTTTGGACCGAGTTTCAAACCAACCAGCTCGCTGCGGTCACTGAGACGATAGTGCTAGGCTATGGCCCCTTCCTATGGAGTAGCACGACACAAAGCAGGGAGGTGGTCTCCAGGGCCGAACAGGCGATTCCGACGCTGCGCCCGATCACGGTGGCGGTGCGTGCCGAAGGGTTTGGGCCGAACGAACTGGTTAGGGCAATGCGCTTTGACGGTGTTGCTTTGGCGGTTCCGAACAACCTGAGGGCCAACGCCCAGGGCGTGGTGCAGACGCAGTTCACTATCCCGCAGAACGTGCCCGCTGGGGTGAAGCGCTTCGAAATCGAGGGAGACGGTGGCAGCTTAGGCGAGGCGTTGTTTGAAGGGCGCGGCACGCGCATTATCATTACCCAGCGCGAGCGGATAACGACGACGATTACCCGGTGGTGGGGATGGTGGTGGTGGTGGTGGTGGGACCCGCTGGCGCAAACCTTTGTGCTGCCGCAGGCGCAGCAAATCGGCGCGGTTGAACTGTGGTTCAAGGAGCGCGGCACCAAGCCCGTGACGATACATATACGCGAGACCACGGCCGGGGTTCCCACCCGCACGGTACTGGCTGAGGCGCGCATTGACAGCTCGCAAATCCAAACCACGGGCGCTACGCGTATCGTGTTCCCGACGCCGGTGTGGCTGCAAGCCGGGGTTGAGTATGCGCTTGTGGTGCTCACCGACGACACCGAGACAGCGCTTGAGATCGCCGAGATGGGCAAATGGGACTCGGTCAACCAGCGCTGGGTGACGAGCCAGCCTTACCAGGTGGGCGTGCTGCTGTCGTCGTCCAACGCGTCGAGCTGGACGGCGCACCAGGATAAGGACTTGGCCTTCCGGCTGCTGGGGGTCGCCACGAGCGAGACCAGCCGCAGCGTCACGCTTGCCACCGACGTGCAGGTCAACGACGTCACCGACATCCTCGTCTTGGGGCAAATCGAGACGCCGGTGACGGGCACGGAAGTCGTTGCACGCCTGACGCTCGAAGATGGCCGGGTTTTTCGCGTCCCGGTCGGGGTGACGGTGAGCCTCCCTGCGCGCTACAGCGGCAAGCTCTCGGCGGCGCTGGAGCTTACAGGCACCGACACCGCTACCCCGGTGGTGCATGCCGACTGGCAGATCGTCGTCGGGACGCTGGCCAACAGCGCCTCTTACATCAGCCGCGCGATCCAGGCGGCGGCGTCGTTTGCGGCACGGGTAATCGCCGAAGTCTTTGCGCCTGGCACGGCCAGCGTCACGGCCCGTGTCGAGACAGGTCAGCCCGGGCAATACCAGCAGCTGCAGGTTGAGAAAGCCGAACCGGTGGGGGACGGCTGGGTCGAGATCGAGTGGAAGGCTACGGGCTTGGCCGGGGTTGGTGCGGACAAACTCACGCGCATCAGGCTCGACATCGACAACAACCCTGCGCACCGGGCACGGGTGCGCGCGCTGCGGGCTGTGATTACCTAATGAGGGAGGGCAATGATCGACGAGCGCACTTCGCATTTCAATCTGCCGCTACCGCATTCAGACAATCTTTTGTCAGAGGACGTTGAGCGCATCCGGCAGGCAGTGAGCGAGATCGATGCAGCGCTGCATAACGCGCAGGCGCAGCTTGCATCGGCCATTGCGGCAGAGCAGACAGCGCGAGAAGCCGCCATTGCGGCCGAGCAACAGGCGCGGCAGCAGGCTGTCGAGGCCGAGCAACAGGCGCGGCAGCAGGCTATTGCGGCAGAGCAGGCGGCGCGAGAAGCGATGGACCAGCAGCTTTTAGCGCTCATCGCTGCCGCTTTGTAAGGAGGAGCTATGAGTTTCACCAGCTTTCGAAACAGTTTCTTGACCGAAG